GACGCCGTAGCACCGCCTGCCGACGACGTAGGCGTGATCTCGACTCCCGTGATCGCCAGTACGCCCCAGCGTGCCACGGTGGTGGACGCCTTTGCGTAGCACCATGTGTACGGCTTGAGCACCGGCGAGCCGGGCACGCCTTCCGTGCCGGGATTGGCACCCAGCACCAGGTCGGCGGCGTCCTGCGCACGATTCCACGCACGGGCACTGATCGCCCCGCGTAGCGGCTGGCCCGGCTCTAGGCGTCCGTCTGGGCGTGCCATCAGCTTGTTCCGATGCCGAGGGCCGAGAAGTTCGAGTCTTTGTAGACCTTGTTGACGTACACCGCCTTCGGCTTTTTCAGCAGCGAGCCACTCGACACGGCGTCCTCATATCGCACCCACAGATACTCGTGACCTTTTTTGGCAATGCCTGTGATGTCGCCGATGGTCTCGCCAGTCACGTTTTTCGACGCTGCGAAACGGAACGACAACGACCACGGGCCGCTGCCCTTCTGGTCGTCCCACTCCTGCGATCCCGAGCAGCCAAGAAACAAAACCTCGCCCGCCTCAAAGCCACGGAACGCTGCGTTGTTCGTCGTGCCTGTCACGCCAGCCACGCCGCGAATCCACGCACTCGTGACGTAGCTATTCGGCACGTCATACGATTCCTGCCACGACAACTGCGGAACGACGATGTCCACACCGTTGACGCCGTTTGAATCGACGCCGATCGCCTTTTGCTGGTCGGGTGCGTTACTGCCGAAGCGAGACTCCGCTTCCGCCTGCGTCTTGTGTTGCGTCCCGCCGGTCGTGTCGAACGAGCGAGCACGCTTCAGCGGTGCGGTCGCGTCATCATCGGCACCCGTCTTCTCGTAGTTGATCGTCAGCTGCCAAGCCTCGTCGCCGAGGTATGAGACAGAGTAAGACTCTGCCATCAGCTGCACGCCCGGCACGCCTGGGTATTGCCAATACCTACCGTTCGCGCTGACCTCTGCGTTGATTGCAGAGTGCAGCACCGTATCGTCGGCGGTGCCGAAGATCTTGTAGCTCTTCGCATACGACGACGCCGCTTTCCGGCCACGCCGCACAATCGTCGCCTGGCGAGAGTCGCCGTCTTCGACCCAAACTAGGCTCATGCTGCCACCGCCCCTTCTTCACCGATCTTGCGGGTGTTTTTCGCCGTCTCTTCAGCAGCCTTTGCCGTGCGCTCAGCGAGCGACGAGCCAAATCCCATGCCGCCGAGGTTCGCTGAGAACGTGCCGGCGACTTCGCTCTTGCTGACTGACGAGTCAGTCCCGGCAGCATTGGCACCGGCAGTCGCAGCCTTCTTGGTAGCGTCTTCCGTCGAAGCGTTTGCGGTCGCCACGTTCACACGCGAGAACGCTGCGTAATAGGCGTCCAGTAGCTTGGACTCCACGTCGCCGCCTACATTGCCACGCTCAATCAGTGCGTCAATGCTTGCGCCGATGTTCGTCAGGTCGTCCAGCGATGACGCAGACCCGAGAGCGTTCATCAGCTTGGCAGCTGTGGCGGCGTCCTTCCGGCGTTCACTTGCGCCGGTCGTGGCTTCAGCCAACTTTCCTTCCGCCGCCTCGACGCCAGCACGACGGTCGTCTGCTCGCTGCTGGTTCGTCGCCTGCCGCTCGTCCTTCGTCGCTTGTGCGTCTTGGTTTATCGCGTCAACTCTGTCCTGCCGGTCCTTCTCTGCCTGTGCGTTCTCTTTTGCAGCCGTGTCCATCCTGCTCATAATGCCGGGGCGTTCCTGTGCTCGCTGCTCTGCACGGGCGGCGTTCTCATCCTTGATCCCTTGAACCCGCTCTTCCGTGTCCTTCGCTCCCGTGATGAATCCCTGAACCCTCGTCCATGCGATCTGGATGCCAGCCACAAGGTTGTCAAAAGTCGCCATCACGCCGTTAGCGATGCTGTCGAAGAACCCGAGGATGTAGGCCCCCATCGTGTTGAGCAGCGACGCCGAGTTCGTGTAGATCGTGTCCCATGCGATGTAGATGCCCGAGCCGATATCCGTGAACACGTCTTGGAACGCAGCCACCCACGGATCAACGTAGGACATCAACGCTTCAGTGCCACGCAGCCAGCCAGCGACAAGCCCAGCCCAGAGAATGTCCATCGCACCCGACAAGTCGCCGGCGGCGACGGCCTCGTAGACGCCGTTGAAAGTTGTCGTGGCAGTCGTGGCAAGATCGCCCAAGACGACGATGCCGTCGGAGATCGCTGTAGAGAAGCCGCCAGCAATGGCACCGCCAGCATCAGAGACGTATCCGGCAAGGCTGGAGAAGGCGCTGGTGATCTGCGGCGCAAACTGCTTGACGGCAGCACCAACGCCCAACGCAGCCGCAGACAAGAGCAGCAGCGGCGCGAGCGGTGCCAGCCATGCAGCGGCGACGGCAGCGGCAGACGCCACAGAGCCAGCGACAGCCATTGCGCTAGCGGCTAGGTACGAGCCAAGCCCCGCGACGGCAGACGCAACGAATGCACCCACGCCACGCAGGGCAGAGCCTACCCACGCTGCCGACATCGCAGCGGTTGACGCAATCGTCTTGCCGACAGCACCCGTGAGATTGGCGGCGTACTGTGCCATCCGTGCCGTGGCACCAGTAGCCCACCAGACGAACGACTTATACGTGAGCGTCAGCCCGCCGACGATGTCGCCTACAAAGCGAGCCATGCCGGAACCAGACACAGCGAACATCGCACTACGCAGCGTGCTCGACGCCATCACGACGCCGTTGAGTCCTCGAAGTGTCGCCGAGAAGAAGCCAGCACCAGCGGAGATGCCGCGATTGAATCCCGTGAAGAACGCAGGGAACATCGCCGCAGCAGCAGCCGAGGCGGCACCGCTCATCCGCACAAAGCCGGCGACACTCGATGCGGCGAAGCCTGCCAGCGCCGTGGTAGACGACGCCGCAAAGCCAGCCATCGCACCGCCAGCAGTGGCGGCGAACGACAGGACGGACGCCGACGCTCCCAGCATTGACGAGCCGATTGAGTTTGCGAGCTTAAGCGTTGCAGGCATCGCCACTAGCGCAAAGCTCTGGCCGACTTTAGAGGCTGCGCCGATCAGCATCGTCAGCGGCGACAAGGCGAACGCTGCCGCCTTGCCGATTCCAGCCAAGCCGAACGACGTCACCTGGAGCGAGACACCAAGCCCGACCAACGCACTGCCGACCGCGACGGCAGCCACAGCGAACTTCGCAAACGCCGCGACCGCTTCCTTGTTGTCAGTCGCCAGCTTAGTCAGCCCGTCGATGAAGCCGGTGATGAACGGCACGACGCTGGCGAGAGCCGGCGCCACAGCGTCAGAGACGGCGATAGCCATCCGCTGCAACGCCGCGAGGACGTTGGCACCGGAGCCAGCGAGTCCAGACATCATCATCTTGTACTTTTCGCTGACCGGCAGAGCGTTCTTCATCTTCTCAGACATCTTGGCGAAGCCTTCGCTGCCGACCTTCGTAAATACGGCGGCAGCACGGACAGCGTCAGAGCCGAAAATCTCAGCCAGTATTCGCCTTGCCTCGTCCGGTGCCTTTGACGACAGCGATTGATTAAGCATGTCGAACATCTCTGGCATCGCCTTCATCTTGCCAGTGCTTAAATCAATGAAGCTCTTTGCCGTAAGCCCGACTGAGTTGAGTGCCCCTTCGGCATCAGACGCCGGGTTGATGAGCCGCAAGAACATGGACTTGAGCGACGTGCCGGCGTCTGAGCCTTTGATGCCTGCCGCACCAAGGATCGCAATCGCCGCCGAGGTGTCCGACAGAGACTGGTCTGCTTGCTTCGCAACAGCCGACGCCTGCGAGAACGCCTGCACCATCTGATCGATTGACACGCTGGAAGAGTCTGCCGCAGATGACATGACGTTGGCCGCTTGGGCAGCAGTGCCGCCGAAGACGTTGATGATGTCAGTAAGAACTTCGGCAGCATCTCCAACGGCAACCTGGCCGACGCTGGCGAACTCTAAGGCAGACTTCCCGGCACCGCCGAGGACGTCTGGAAGTTCCATGCCAGCCTTCAACAGCGCCAGCATCCCCTCCGCTGCTTCCGTCGGCCCGACGCCGAGAGCCTGCGACATCGCCATCGACGATGCCTTGATCTGGTCGATCTGCGCCGAGGTGGCACCCGTGCTCGCCCGAATGTTGAGCAGCGTCGATTCAAACGCTGCACCCTGACGCACGGCAGCGGCGATAGGTGCCGCCATGCCAATGCCAGCCGCCGCCAGCTTGCCGCCGCCAGAGGCGAGCGAGCGGCCCATATTGCCGAGGCTTTTGTTGACCTTCGACAACGCCGAGAAAAACTTCCTCGGATCGGCACCGATCTCGACAAATACGCCACCGGCTCTGACTGCTGCGGAACTCATACGTGTTTCTGCCAGTCCTTGCCGAAGAGGCGTTTCAAATCATCAGGCGTCGCCTGTCTCGGCTTTGGTTTCTTTGCGTACGGGTTGAGTTTTCGAGGGTCGGCTTTCGGCGTGTGCTTGTCTCTATTCAGGTTCGCTTGTTGTGCGAGAAGGTTTGCCGTGTGCCACCAGTCGTGCTCTAGGCGGCTGTCACGAGCGGCGAAGAGCTGTCGGACGGTCCACTTGCCTGGATGGACTCCGAGGATTCCGGCGGCTTCCCAGACTGCGTCCCAGATGCTCCGGCGAGGCTCTCGATCGTCGCCTTCTCCAGCCCCGCCTCCGCTCTGCCGAGCATCTCGCTTGCTACTTCGTCCATCTTCTGAGCGAGAAGCCCGATCATCTTGCGGAGGCGCTGGGGGAAAAAATCGACGAGTTCCTGCTCTAGTGCTTTCGTTGCAGCGTCCAGCGAATCGCCACGAAGACCGTCAAGGAAGTCTTCCTTCGACAGCCCCTTCGCTTCGATCTGCTTGGTGAGCATTGCGTAGAGGATCTCGCCGATCTTTGCGTATTGACTTCGCAGTACCTGGAACGTCTGCGAGATGTTCGCAGCGTCCACCAGGTCGAACGGCAAAGCCTTACGCTCGCCGCTCTCTTCGTCCACGACATCGACCGTGACGTTGTCACGGACACGAAGCGCCGACGCTACCGTCAACGCCACCTGCCACGGTCTGCCCTGGTCATCACGAAACTCACGCATCCCACTACCTCGCCAATCTAGGATCAGTCATCCGCCCTTCGAGTGTGAACGTCGCCACGCCGTCGATCGGGTCGCTTTCCGAGATCCCGGTCATCACCGCCATGAACGAAAAACCGGCAGCGCCGCCGCTGACTTGGAACGTCCCGCCCGTGTGCATTTTCTGGAACGCCGTGCCCAGATCCGCTGCGTCGTTCAACTCGACAGACACGCTGCACTCGTAGCCCGTGCTGTACACCGCTGCGTACCGACTGCCGTAGGCGTTCACGTCGATCGTGCGGGCAGACTCTGTCAGCGTCACGTTGCGAGCGCTGAGAATCTGCCCGCTATCGAGCACGACTGAGCAGTCTTTGCCGAGCGTGATCGCCATGCGTCACGACGCCTCTTTGATCGAAAGTGAATAGGTCACAGCACCATCAAGCGAGATGTTTTCCGACACGCTCATGACCGTGTAGCCGGTCGGATTCGCCGCCTCAAGCGACGTGATCACGCCGTCGGCGTCGTGGCACTCGATCTCCCACGTCCGAGTGGTGTAGCCAGCGAGGAACGCCTTGCGGCCTGCGCCGGCGCCGACGTTGCTTCGGTTCGAGATGTCGATCGTTTCGCATTCCTCGGTGAACGTCGCCGAGATGATGCCTTCGCCGAATGGAATCGTCGCCGATGCGTCTTTTCCGAGTGTGATAGCCATGTGTGATGGTTCCTGCGTGTGGGTTGGTGATCAGGTGGCGGGAGTGGTGCGAGAACCCGAGACGGAAAACGTCACGATGCCATCGAGAGGTTCCGAGCGTGCAACACTCGTGCAGACGTACGTGGCATTGCCGGTAATTGTGCCGCCGATGGTGAACGTGCCGCCGACAGTGACGCCGGGAGAATCGACGCACTCAACCTCGACGGTCTGCTCGATCAATGCCTTGCGAAACTTGCGGCTTGTGTCGCCAAACTTCGTAACGTCCACCTCGGACGCAGAGTGGCTGACGGTGCAGCTGCGAGCATTTGCGACGCCCGTAATGGTGACGTCCTTGCCCAGCCTGATAGTGACGGTGCCTGTAGACATGCGGTGCCTCGTGTGCGAGTGCCAGCGGTGCGGCTGGTTCGCTCACGGTATGGGCAGGCAGGCGGAAACTAGACCGGGTATGCCGTGGCTAGTTTCGGGCGAGCATGTTCCGCCACTTCTCGTTGGCTTTGCGTACGGCTTCGTCCACTCGCTTCGACCCTGCCATGAATGGGCGGGCAGGATACGTCACCATGCGGCTCATTGTCGTACGCTCCCAGTTCTTGGAGTGCCGGAAGCCGCCGATGCTGTCGATGTTCCAGATCAAAGCGCCGTATTCGTATTGGTTCTTCTGCGGGCCGAAGCTCTGCCCCTTCGTGAAACGCCCGCTGGCGTCACGTCCTGCACCGCTCCTGCCGGCTGACTTCCGCATGTACGCATTGCGTGCAGCCCCGACGCCGATCCGCCACGCGGTCTGCTTCACGCTGCCGCCGAACTGGTGCAGCTGTGCCAGGCGTGGCTTTGTTTTCAAGGTGCCAATCACAGCGGTGCCACGAGCCGGATCGTAGAAATCGACGATGTCGCTGTACATGAACTTTTTCGGTGCCCACGAGCGGATAGGCTGTCCCGCTGGACGTGGCGTTCCAGCCGAATAGCCCGTCAGGTCAACGTACAAGCCGCCGACAAACTCCACAGGCTTGCCACGCTGCTGACGCTTCTTCGCCGCCTTCGTGATCTTGCCCTTGCCACGACCGATGCCCGTCTTGGCGGCGTTCTTGATGTTGTGCCCAAGGTTCGACAACACCTCTGCGTTCATCTTGCCGATCATCCTTGCCACCTTCGGACGATCAAAGAAGTTGCCCCTGATCGACGCCCGCAGCCGGAGCCGCCCGAGCGTATCGGCAGACATCTCCCGGCGATTGCCGCCGATCATGCCGGGACGGATGAATGCCCGGCTCATGCCAGAGAGCATCGACGGCATTTCAGCCTCCTACGCAGGCGTCGGCGACGGAAGCACGTTCGACTCAAACACCCGATACGTTGCGGTGATCACGGCACGCCAGACGTTCCGCTCCGTCAGTGCGTCGTCAGGATTCAGGTCGATCTGCACCGTCTGCGGGCTGGTCACGCCCGCCGGCCACGTCACGGAAGAGCCGAACGAGTGGGCACGCACCTGGAGCATGACCCTGTCGGCGAGATCGAGCATGGCATCAACGTCGCTGTCACTCTGGACGTGCCGCCCAACGAACACGGAAACGGTGTAGTCCACCTGCATCATCAGTCGGCTGATGCGTGTCACCTCGGCGTTGCCAGGCACGACCAAGACGTGCGGCACGCTCATAGCCTCAAGGTCAAGGTTCGCCCAGTTGCGACGCTCGACGACCGTGGACGCAATCGCCCACGTCACCGACTGGAGACCGTCGGCGAGACTGTCGGCGAGTGTGCGTAGCGTGCTGCTCATGTCAGTAGCTCAGGAGCGTGGCGAGATAGAGCGGGAGGCGGATCAAGAATCTGGAAACGGCGTCGCCTGCGGCGTGAATGTCGTGCCGTTTGGATAACGACAGACGCCAGTAGTGATCCGCAGTTCATCGATGTTTCCGATGAAGTCGCGTCCCGTTAGCACGCCGTCTCGCCCGATTCGGATTATCGAGTCGGAATTGGCGCTATACGACTGCGTCATGTCGTACGTCATCGACGCTCGCTGAACACCGTCTATGTACATGCGAATGACGTTCCCGCTGTCTCGGCATACTGCCAGGTGGTGCCAGTTGTTGTCGTTCAGTCCGTTGATTGATGACCCTAACGCATCGCCGCCAAGACCGAGCGAAAACAGGTAAATATCACCTGAACTCGACGACACGTTGTTGATATTGATGACGTAGTCGTACGCAGCTTCCACGCCCCCACGTCCGCGATAAAAGAGGCAGGCGTATTGCGTGGTCGAGTTCGTGCGAAACCAGAATTCGACGGTGTGCAGCTGGTTGGAAAACTGCAACGCAGACTGGCCGACGGTCGAAGTCTCGATAGAATCGCCGCTGCCATCAAAGTACGCAGATCGACCACCAAACACGCTTTGCGCTGCACTTTGCGTGGCATTTCCGCTGGTCGTAATAGTCTTTGGAGTTCCGCTGGAGTCAACAAATGCGCTGCCCAGACCGTCCATGTGCAAAAGCAGCGAGACGTTGCTGAAACTTGGATCTGTCGTCCACGTTGACAGCGCCGCCCGCTTCCAAGTGTTTGTGGCTGTCGCCAGATAAAAATAGTTGCCGTCGTAAGCGACCTGCCCAGCTACTCCTACCGCTGTCGGAGACGATGGGGCAGACAGCCACGAGAAGCCGCCAGCACCAGCAAACTGGACGATCGCGCCCGTGTGGTCGCGGTAGTACAACTTCCCGTCTCGGAAGTTCAGAGCCAGTTCGCCGTCAGCCAGCGTGGTCGGTGCCGCGTTGGCTACGCTCGATCGCTTCAACTGAATCAAGTCAGACATACGCTAGCTCGTAGGGTTGGCGCTGGTTGGTGGTGTGAACGTGGCCGTGTACCGTGCCGCAGACGTGTACCGAACGTCGTCGATGCTGCCATCAAACCAGAGCGGCGCACCGTCTGAGAATGACCGACCGAGGAGTATCCTGTTTGATGGAAAGTTGGTCGTGTTTGCGACGGGCGATCCGGCGACGGAGCCGTTGACAAACAGTCGCAGAGTCCCGCTGGCGCGACATACGGCAACGTGTTGCCACTGCCCTGCCGTCAGTGCCGACCCCGTTATCACAGTGCCGCTCTCGACCACAGCCGCCTGGCCGCTGGATAGCGTGACGGCAACGCCAGCCGCAGTGCTCGTCCTCGTGTCAAACAAGTATTGCGCGTCTACGAGCAGGGCTGCTGGTCGCACCCACATCTCAAGCGTGAAGTCGCCCGTGCCGGGAATGATCTCGTTCATGCCGTCAACGATTTGCAGATAGTCGCCGTTGCCGTCGAGGAGCAGAGACCCCGCGCCGAACTTCGGCGAACTCGTGGCAATCGCCGCGTTGCCGAACGCCGTCACGGTGGCACCAGTCCCCGAGCGGAAGTCGTTCGTGTTTGTGTCGAGCGGCATCAACAGCCGAACGCTTGACCAGAGCGGGTCGTTTCCTGACGGTGCCGCAGCAGCCGCATACACGCCGCCGTCTACGTCGCCGCCAGAGCCACCGCCAGGAGGCGTGCCTCCGATGTCGGCATAGGTCAGCGTGATAGCACCCGTGCGACCTGCAACGCTTTGGACGGGTGCGGCTGCAATCTCAAGGTATGCCGAACCGCTCCATCGGTAGATCTTGCGAGTATCGACCGCAACGTAGATCACGCCCGCGTCACCAGTGCCCGGAAACGCTGACAGGCTCGCCGCCTCTCGCACGTCGTCCAAGAACGTCGGCAGTTGGCTGGACGGCACAAGACCGTTGACCAGCGTGGCGTAGGTGCCCGAAGCCTGCTTGCC